ACAAACTTGTGTTAAATATGAAATTCTTCGAAGTCACAAGATTTTTCGCTGTGATCGTAATTTGCGTGTCGGTCGCCTGCCAAATTGTCGAGCTTTTGCACGATTTTGACAGCACGCGCGCCAATTACATTGCCATTATGGCCGAAGTCAAATGGCTCGCCACAACAATTGCGAGCACGCTCGATTTTTCTGCGTTGTTTGACTTCGATTTCACCCCGACTGACCTGTCACTTCTGAGCTTGATCAGATTCCTTGGTTCGGTATTGAAACAATGCTGGCGCAATCTCGCTAGCAGCTTGCCGACCAACGAAGACTTTTCGCTCTATTTCAACACCGCTATCGATCGAGTTATTGATTATGTTTGCCCAATGACCTTCAACCTCGAGTACTACCCGGGATCGAAGGGCTATCGGCGCTATCAACAGTGCGCCGCTGCAACATTTTCAACCTTCTTGGAGCTGAACAGCGTTGGAAAGAGATCACTGATTCAAGATTTCTTCCACGTGCCATATGTACGAGTTGTTTGGTTTGAGCTTGAGTCCTTGTCCTGGTGGGCCGTTGTGCTTTCACTGGTGATCGGGGCGGTAGCACTAGTAATCTGGTGTTATTTTCTCGTAGTTCCATATATGGCGTACTCGCCATTTGACCCTGAAGGTACTCGATCCATACATTGGTTTCAACGGTTTTTGACAGACCGAACTCGCCGCGGTTTTCCAGATCAGAATATCGATCCCGGGAACGCCCTCGCTAACTTAAATCATAGACGAGTTAACAACAATGGCCATGCAACTGCTGGTGCCGCTCGTGATCTAGTTGAGACTGGTATCACACATGCAGTACTCGCCGCCGGTCGAAAGAAGTTCGAGATTTCTCCATGGGCTAAAACTCATGCTGACGGGATGATCAATCATCATTTCGCTCCTAGTGATCTCCGACTGGCTCATAGAGTTGATCGTATCAATGCGGATGAACATATAATCACGTTAATTGACGTTGATTACTATCTGCGTGATCTCAATTCTATCATGGCCAAAGGCACACCCATCATTATGTATACATTCTCTCCTCTAACTGTTTCGGGTATTGATGGTGATTGTCCGTTCAATATGAATGGCGATTCCATCGTCAATTATCGCGTTAGCGGCGGAGGAGCGTGGAAACATAGCGTCTGGGACTGGTGCAATTACGGCGAATTCGTATCTATCACAACAACTTGGCGCTTCTCCCCGATCCAAAGGAAAGTCGTTTATAAGATCTATCATCGACGACCATTTACTGACATGCAAGACCGCGCAATCGTTTGGTTAATGCCCGAAGTTTCTTTTTATGAATTTAAGGGATTGCCATCCGTCACAACGGTCCGCGAGTTGCAACGTGTTGATTTCCGCAGCAAAGTCCGCCCGGGATGGTTAAGCAATACATTCCAAACGCCCGAAGGCTTAATGATAAATTTTGGTCGCCCCAACACTGATTATTCTTGCACTCTTCCTAAAGATGTGCATGATGTGTTGTTAGGTTGTCAAACCGCCCAATCTTTGTCCGCTCGCGCGCGTGACTTTGGCTTACGTGATCACATGAAGCTCGCTAGCATATCACAATATTTCCTTGGCAAGGAAGTCGACCTTTCTCAAAATGAAACCAATGTTGTCGCAATGCCTAACGCCCCATTGGTCCATTGGTCTAATTATTTCTCGGGCGACATCACACGACCATCCGGTCGTGCTTATGGCAATCCTCTCGTGACTAATCCTTGTAAGATTCCAGATAGCAAGAATATTGAAACAACTATTGAGGCTATCCACAACCGCGTTGACCGCGCCGCAAATTTGAAGGTACCATCTCAGAAATTGAGCTCTATGGTAATTGAGTTCCTCCATTTGTTAATCCCAAATGCGATCGTGCACTCCGGTCACCCACTGGAGATGGACGATGTGTATGCGAGATTAGACAAACCCAAACAACAACTTGAGCTGGGGAACATTGCCGATTGCATGGACATTCGTGCAAAGCGAATGATCAGCGGCTTCATTAAAAACGAAGCCACAAACAAAGCTCCCCGTATGATTTCTGCTTTCGCCGACTTTAAATTCATTGTGCAATTATCTCGTTACACGCTAAAGATGCGTGACGAGGTGCTACACAATGAAGACAACAGTCATTGGTTTTTACCAGGCCAAGACCCTGCCAGTATAATCGCAAGATTGCGAGCTTATTGCAGTGAACTTTCTCCTGGTGCCAGTCCTGTCGAAGGCGACTTTTCGAATTTTGACGGCAGTGTCTCCAGTTGGATGCAGCGTAATATCATTAACGCAGCTTACCTTCGTTACTTTTCTATTGAACATCATGACGAATTGAAATCCCTCCTGGAGGCCCTGGTTCATTGCCGATCTCGCTCCAAGACGTTCAGTTTCCTCTATGAGAGTGGAACTGGAGTCAAGAGCGGGTCTCCAACAACTTGTGACGGCAACACGATAATCAACGCGGCCGTAGATTTTTGTGCCCTTGTCCGCGCGTACCCTGAAATCCCACTGCTTGATATATATAAACAACTTGGGCCGCGTTTCGGCGACGACTCAATTTCAAGTAGTGCTTACGCCGGACATCTGCTCAACATCAGTAAATCTTTTGGACTCACGATGAAAATCGTCGATTATAATCCTGAAGCTGGGATATGTTTCCTTGGTCGTGTTTTTCCAGACATCTACCATAGCGATACAAGCTTCCAAGACCCAGCGCGAACATTGCGCAAGCTTCACCTTACAGTTAGTGACCCAAACACACCTTTGGCAGATGCCGCGGTAAACCGTGCCGTAGGTTATCTGGTTACCGACTCTCACACACCGATTATATCCGACTATTGTAATCTTGTCATACGACATTACGGGAAACAAGCCTCCAGCGAAGAGGTTCGCGCTGCACGTGGAGATTTTCTCCGTGACGTACCTTACTGGAGTAGCGGGCATAACATCTGGAAACAAGACGTCCGTGACCTAGAATTGATGCGTAACTGCATCGCTCATCGCCTTGGCCAAACATACGAAAGGATTGTGGAATTCGAAGTGGAGTTATCTCTTCGTGCACACACACCATTCGACATCTCATGTTTAGACATAGATGATGGTCAGGTCTTTGGCACTAGCGTCCAAGACGATGGTTACCGGCCCCCAATGGACCCACGGTTCTTACAAACACAACAAACTCTAATTGACAATGCTAACGGAGGAAACATGCACCCCGGAAGTACCTGCGAGCATGACGATGCGCCGCAACTCGGCGTATCGCGGCCAACCAACTGTGAATCACTTGACGTTGCAGGAAAACTGCAATCGACTAAGAGCGCTGGTTCGAACAATAAACAGAACCGGCGTCGAAATCGATCAAATCCTAACAGTAATCCAGCCTCTGGTGACCGGAAGCCTCACGTTGGACAACAAGGCGGCCCAAGCAGCACTAAAAGTGCAACTCGGGAAATCGTCGAAAACGCTGCTGACTTATCTAGACAAGCCAACTCTTCTATCCGCACTAAACGGAGACAAAGCCGCAGCCCGACGAGCCCGCCTGGAAACTCTCGTAGCTGAACGTGATAAAATTATCACGAAAATTGCAGAATTAGAGAATGAGGACAGCGACTAAAGATAGCAAATTGGAACTACTTTCGTCTCAGTTCGGACATCCCCGGGAC